GAATAGAGTAATTGACAATGTAAATGATTATGTAATGTCAAAGATTGATGTTACAGAGTTTAAAATTTCAGGTGAAGGCGCTGCAAGAAGTGTTGTTCTTTCTGCGAAATTAGAAATAGGAAATAAATCTTCTTTGTCTTTAAAAACTCCTAGCATTAGATTGACTGGAAATAAGTTTGGTTGGGAAGAAGATCTTGATGCAAGAATTGATGCAATTACTGAAGAAATTCTTTTGTATTTGTTTGATGGTAAAAGAGCTGAGGCTGATTTGTTTACTGAAACATCAGGTAAAATTCAATCAGAAGAATCAAAAGATAAAGAGGTTTCTGAAGAAAAAATCCCTGAAGAAGAAATTCCTGTAGAGGCATAAAATATTAATCAATAGTTAAATTCAAATTAGAGGTGGCTTTATAGCTACCTCTTTTTTTTTGTACTTTTGGTATGTATGATATCAGCGAAACTTTACTCTCCTGTTCTCTATGATGAAATAGAGAGACCGGGGAATTTTACGAAAGGAACATCATCTTACCATAGATACTGGGAGAAACAATTCAATAGATGTAGGGATGGCTTCACTCCTGCTGGAGGTTCATTTATTCCTGGAAACTATTATTTCTATTTAAATTTCTGTAAGATTAGAGCCTTTGACAAAAAGACCAATCGTAAGAAAATGAAGCCACCTCTTTATAGAGACCAAGATCATGAATACTTTGATTTTGTAAACAAGGCCAAAGATGAAGGTGAGGGTGTTATAGTTCTGAAAGCAAGACGTAAGGGTTTTTCTTTTATGAACTCAAACATACTGCTACATGAATGGTCATTTTATGAAGATGCTGAGATTGGAATGGGTGCTCAAAAGCAACATTACGTTTCCGATTTCCGAAAGAAAATGCTTCTTTCATATAATAATATTTACCCTCAGTTTAGAAATAATTGGTTACTGAATAATGCAGATCTATTTACTTCAGGTTGGAAAGAAAAAGAAGAAGGTGTTTGGGTTGAAAAAGGTATGGGGTCATTAATGTACTTCAGACTTATTGAGAAACCAGATACATTTAGGGGAACTACTTTGACTTGGTGGATTGTTGATGAGGCCGGTGAGGTAGTCAATTTGAAAAAAGTTTATTACGCAAATGAAGAATGTTTTCGTGAAGGAGCTCATCAATTTGGTTGTCCAATAATTGGTGGTACATCAAATAAAATGTCACATGATTCAGAAGACTTTTCTGATATGTGGTATAATGCTGAGTTGTATGGATTAAGAAGATTCTTCGTTCCGGCCAGTAAAGTTTACTATCCATTTTTTAATGACGATACTGGAATATCAGATACTATTGGTGCTAGGAAGCACATACTAAAAAGAGCAGAAGATAAGAAGGAAGATCGTGATGCTTATTATGCTTTCAAGCAAGAAATGCCATTATCTCCTGAAGATGCATTTGTAGTTCATGGTTCTACTCCATTTGATTTAGATAAAATTAATGATAGGATAGCTGCTCTAAATACTGAAAAGCAGTTAAATATTGGTATCCGTGGAAGCCTTGAGTGGCCGAAGAACAAAAAAGGTGTTAAACAATTTGGTAAAATGCCTGTGTTTGTTGAGGATAAACTTGGTCCAATGTTTATGGTTGAAAGACCAATACCTGGTAAAAAGAATGCTCATGTAGCAGCTGTGGATCCATATCACATATCAGATGATTTGGAAGAAGAAGGTGCAATGAGTAAGAAGAATTCGAAAGGATGTATGTTTGTTCATAGAAAATACATTGACCTTTCTACTCCTGGTGATATGCCGGTATTCGAATATTTTGATAGGCCTTATACTAAGGAGCAATTCTATGAAAAATGTTTGATGGTTAGTATATTCTACGATACTATGGCTCTTGTGGAGTATAATGATGATGGATTCTTTAAGTACTTCATAAAAAAAGGATTCATAAAATATTTAAAGGCTAGACCAATGTCAGCTGATTCTCCATATAGTATTGCTACAAATAAGTTTGGTATACACATGAAGACTCATCAAAAAACTGTGCTTACTGATTTAGTAGATACTTACATAAAAAATCATTCAGACGATATATACTTTTTAGGACTTTTAAAAGAAATGGCTGTATTTGGAAAGAAAAATACAGATAGAGTTATGGCTTTCGGTATGGCTTTAATTTTTGCTGAAGATGATAAGTCTAGAGTCAGGGATAGCGGTGATGATGGTGACATAATCATAGTTCCAGAATTGATGCAAACTGATGATGGAATCGTAGCAATTAACATTGAATCTGAGGGTGATCCATTTGATATAGATTCCTTATATGATTAATTTTCCATATTTTTGATATAATTATTGAACATTATGAAACTACCTAAGCAACTAATTTCGGATAATGATAAGAATGAAGACTGGGGGAAAAAGACGATCAAAGCTATCATCTCTCATTATCACAATTACGAAAGATATAGTGTTGCTAGGCAGAAAGATTACGACAACTATCAGTTAGTTGATGGTAACTTTAATGACAAAGAATATGAGTATGTTACTAAAACATATGGTCTTACTACTCCGGCAAGATTAGTTAATTACCCATTAATACTTCCAAAGTTAAATTTAATTGTAGGTGAGCTTATGGCTCAAGGATTAAATTTTACTGCTCATGTTGTAAACAGAGATGGTGTTAGAAAGAAGAATGAAGCAATGATATCAGCTGCTACTGAATCTTTACTAAGACCAATTAGAAGAGAAATGGAAGCCGCTTTAGGTACAAAACTTACTGATGAAGAATTAGATTTATCTGTTCCTCAAGACTTAAAAGAATTTGACTCTACAAAGTTCAGAACTCATATGGAAGAATATATGATGGTTGGTTTACAAGATCTCATTCATAGGTTCAATTTAAAGCATGAGTTCAAAAGAGGAATGTATGATACTGGTATAGTTTTCAAGGAGATATACCATATTACTTACAAAAATGGTTTACCATATCCAGAGAGAATAGATCCACGTGATGCGATTCTTGATTATGACAATGACAAGGAAGATGTTGAAGAAGGAAAGTTTGGTGGTGTTGATAAGTGGTACACAGTAAATCAAGTTATTGATGAGTTTCCTAATTTACCAGTTGAGAAAGTCAGAGAGCTTGAAAAATTAGAAGGTGACTTTATGCAGGGCCAAACTGATATGGTTACTAACAATCATCAGTGGTACAGAAATGAAGAAGGTTCTGGATTAAAAGTTAGAGTTGTAAAACTTCAGTGGAGGTCATTAAGAGAGATGAAATTTAAACTTTCAGAAAATCCTTATGACCCTGAAACTCCTTATGTGAAATTACTTAAGCCAGGAGCTAAAACAAAGAAATCAGATAAAATTGAGAAAAGAGTAATTGATGATATTTATCAAGGTGTTCTTTTAGGTCATGATATGATTCATGATTTTAGAAGATCTCCTAATCAAATTAGATATGAAGAAAATTACGCAAAGGCTACGCTTGACTATGTTGGCGTACGTCCTAATACTTTTTCTGGAAGTTCAACTTCGTTGGTTGACGCTCTAAAGAATATCCAAATGATTTACAACATTACAATGTACAGTATTCAGTTAGCTATGGCTAGATCTGGAGCAAGAGCTGTTATTTATGATGTTGGTCAAAAACCTAAAAAAATGTCTTTGGCATCTATCATGCACCACGCTAAAAATAGTGGTATGATATTTATCAATTCTAAACAAGAGGGTAATCAAATGAATACCTTTAATCAGTGGTCACAAGTTGACTTCACTATGAGTAACACAGTTAATCAGCTTAGTGCACTTAAAGGAATGCTTGAAGACCTAGCTGATAAAGTTACTGGTATATCAGCAGCAAGGGCAGGTATAGTTAGTTCAAGTGATTTGGTTGGTGTAAACCAAAGTAGCCAAATGCAATCATCTTTAATAACGCTTCCTTTGTTTGAGGCTCACTTTAAAGTAGTTTCTAAGGTCTTAAATAAAATGGCTGGAAAATTAAAGTATTCGGCCGGAAATAAGAAATGGGTTGCAAATCTTTATGGAGACAATATGTTGAAAATTGTCGAAATGGATAAATCCATAGGGCCTGATGAATATTCTATTTTCTTAGAAAATTCTGCTAAAGATATGCAGGATAAGAGAGACATGATTGGAATAATGGATAGAGCTATTAACTCAAATAATGGAACTGTTGACCTTACTATGCTTGCAAGAGCATTAAGATCAGAAAGCGCTAGTTCAGTTGAAAAGATTCTTAACAGTGGGGTTGAAGCAGCTAAAGATGTTCTACAAGCTAATGAAGAGCGTAAGATGGCTATTCAAGAACAAGCTAATCAAATTGCTGAAAAGAAAATGGGTATTGAACTTGAGAAAGCTCAGGTACAAGCTAATGCTGATATCACAGTTGCTCAAATAAACAATCAAGGTAAAATTGCAGAAACTGAGATGAAGCTTCAGCATGATGGTGATTCTATCACTACAAACAATGAACATGAGCTTGATAAGATGATGTTAGAATCTTCTAATCAAGCAGTTAAAGAGTAAATAATAAATTAATATAAGTTATGTCTGAGAAAGAAAACAAAGAAAATAAAGACGAGCATGCTTTAGCAGATCAGGTTGATGGTTCAACTGGTGGTGATAACGATTCTAGTGATGATAATGAATCAAAGGATTTCAATATGAAAGACTTCATGGATGATGATAGTACGTTTAGTGGTGAGAACCCTGATGATGGTTCTTCTTCTAATAGTGATTCAAATGATAATTCTAATGATGATTCAAACGATTCTGGGGATGATTCTAATGGTGATGATTCTAGTGATGATGGAGATGATGAAAATCTAGAAATGGAATGGAGTCCTTTCACCGAAAGTGATGACAATAATGATGATAATCCATCTGATGATTCTGATGATTCTAATGATGACAATGATGATTCAAATGATGATAATAATAATTCCGATTTAAATACAGCCGTAGTTGATTCTACAGTAATTTCTAAGTTTAATGAGTTAGGTATTAATGGTAAAAGCATAGAGGAAGTTTACGCTTCTATTGAGGGTATTGTTACTGAGAAGAAAATCTATGAAGATGCTAGTTACACTAATGACAATATTAAAGCTTGGAAAAATTATTTATCTTTGGAAGACAAAGAACTTGTTTTCGAAAATTATAAAGCTCAAGGGGTTAGCGAAGATGAAGCTAAAAAACTTGTTGGTAATTTAGAGAAAAACGGGACGGTAGCTAATGAAGCCTTTAGTATTAGAGGTGCTATAAGAGGAAGTATTTCCAGGGAAACCGGTAACATTAAAGCTCAAGAGAAAGAGGCTGCTTCAAAGAGGCAAGCTAACATTGAGAAAGTTAGGGGGGAATTAAAGAGTCATTTAGACAAGACCGAGACAATGTTTGGGTTTAAAATGGCTAAGAAAAAAGACCTTGAGAAAGTACGAGCAAATACCTTTGAGTACATCAGCAGTGGAAAATTTGCTGATGAAGTATTTGCTACTCCAGAATCGGTTGTTGAGGCAGCTTGGTTCCACCGTAACAAAGAGCAAATAATCAAAGCTCTTAGTAACAAGGGAAGTCAAACAGCGAAGCGTGAGCTTCTAGATGAAATAGAGAATCCTACCATAGACTCTCGAGTAGATTACAGCGACATTAAGGAAGGGGAATTCAATCCTGCAGCATTTAGTGATGTAGATGAATTGTAAGTTTAATTAAAAAAAATGCCTTATGAAAATCCATAGTGGAACGTATGGAAAAGATACTATTGAGTCGAATTCGTTTGTAGCGAATTTGCTAAAGTATCCTGAGATCTCAAAATTGATGATCAAACAATTCCCGCAGTATTCATTAAACTATTTTGTTGACGGTTTAGGACGTTATGCAAAAGAAGAGATGATTGGTGAAAACAGATTTCAATGGTCTGTTCAGGGTCGTTTAAATAAACCTTCTACCCTTACGGGAACAAATGTTGGAGATGGTGCAGGTGGTGCTACTTTCACAGTTGAGATGGAAGAGAATTATTTAAATCCGAATGACATAGTAAGATTTAAAAGTGGTAGATCTGCAATCGTATTGCAAGAGCCAACTACTACTATTGCTGGTTACAACTTTACTTTCCAGATGACTGGAGGTCAAGGGGCTAATGAGCCAGGTCTTTTAGCTACTGATTTAGTTGGAGGTGTTACTGTTGGTACCACTGGTAATGCGTTTTCTGAAAGCTCTCTTAGAGGTTATGAAAATAATAAGTTCCCAGACTGGTATGATAACTACACTACTATCTCTCGTAAGTCTAAGAAAATGTCAGGTTCTGCCTTGACAGATATTCTTTGGATTGAGAACAAAGGTAGTAAATTGTGGTTTCACCAAGGGTTCGCTGATGCCATGGAAGAGTTTTTGTATCAAAGAGAGCTTTATGATTGGTATGGTGAAAGAACTGTAGACGTTAATGGTAACTCAACTGTTCTTGATCCTAAGACTGGTAAGCCGATTATTGCTGGTGATGGTTTATTAAAACAAATCTCATCTGCTAATACGGATACATACAACGGTCTTTTAACTGAGAAACAAATCACTTCTTTCTTTACACAATTGAAATTAAATTGTGGATATAAAGATAAGCATTGGTTAGTTTACACAGGTGCGGCAGGAATGGAAGCTTTCCATACTGCAATGAAGCACTTGATTGTAGATACTGGAAACTATATCTATGATGCTCAGGCTGGTAAGTCAATTCAAATTGGAGGTAACTTTGATACTTATCAAGCTGTTGGTGTGAAAATGACATTGGTTGAAAATCCATTGTTTGATGATCCTAATCTACACTCTGATGTAGATCCTAATACAGGTTACTTGAAAGAGTCTTTCAGAATGGTATTTACTGATTTTGGTAATTCTAAAATTGATGGATACTCTAACTTAGAAAGAAAAGTTAAAGGAGCTGGAAAAATCAATCGTGGAATGATCATGAAGTATGTAAACGGTATGGTAAACCCATATTCTCAAAAAGAAATGAATGCTGCTACAGCTGAAGATTCTTTTGAGTGTCAAGTACTTTCTGAATCAATGTTAGTATTGAGAAACAACCTGTCTTGTGGACAGTTATTATACGCTTAATTAAATTAATGTTCAACACAGTATCAAAATAAAATAAAATAAAATGGCTGAAGCGAATGTAGGAGAATACACATTTGAGGAATGTGTTCTAATGGGGTTTGAAGAGTTAAAAACTCTTTACCCTCTAATTTTTGAAAAAGAACCTCATCATAATTCAACGGTTAAAAGTCTTGCTGAAAAAATTTCAGGTGAAAAGGCGCCGGCTGATTTTGGTAAGGATTCAGAAATTGAAGTTAAAGATGATGGCCCTAAACCAGCGTTGAGTGCTTCTAGAACAACCGACAAAGGTATTGTCCTGGTTAAGATAAAAAACCACAAGAAACATGGCTCTTCAAGAGTTCGTGATTATACGAATGATGATGGAGTCGTTATAAAATTTTTAGACAAACATGGTAGTTCACGTACCACGTTAATCAAGAAGAATTTTAAGTTGGATTTAAGTAAAGAGAATGATCGTTTGTATTACGAACACTTAAAAGGTCATCCAGTTTACGTTTTAGGTCCTGACCCACATATCTTATTGATTAATCAGTACCAAGATGCTATTGATGATGTAGAAAAACAAGAGCTTGCTATAAAAGCTAAGAATATCATTATGGAACTAGTTGAAGAAGATCTTAGGGATTTTGCTAGAATCATAGGGGTAGATTCAGCTTCAAGAGTGAGCCCTATTGTTATTAAGAATAAGGTTTATGAAATGTGTGATGAGAAACCAAGTTTCATTATTGAAATGTGGAATCATCCAGAAAAATCAATTCATATCCTTGTTAAGAAGGCAATAGAAAAAGGTGTTATCGCTATTGATGGCGCTGTCTACAAATTCAACCAAGCTACTGTTGGGGGGTCTCCAGATGAAGTAATTCTTTATTTAGTGCAGAACCCTAACGTGATTCCAAGTATTACAAATAGAATTAAAAACTCTTAGATATGACAATTGCCGAAATGCACGTATACGCTGATGAGCGAATTGATAAAGCTAATAGCGAGTGGTTTACTCCAGTCGAAAAAGACAGTTTTATTAACCAAGCCATAATGGAGTACACGAAAAATAAGCACAAGGCATTTGAGACTGGTGAAAAGGTCAGAGAGGATTTGTTAACTCTAGTTAGTGATACTATACCGTTTGCTAATACCGATATTATCGACTTGACGGCTATAGCGGATTTTTTATTCGTTTTAAGAATTGAAGCTGATATCGAAACTGGCTGTGGGCTTAAAACTGGTTTACCAGTTCCACCAGTTCAGCATGATGATTTCGCTGAAACTCAAAGAGATCCTTTTAATAAGGCAGAGGATTTATATCCTCAGTATCTGCAGAATGTTCAGGGTGGGAATAAAACTATACAAGTTTATTCTGATAACACTCCTGAAGAATTGAGAATGGTTTATTTAAAGAGACCTGCTGTGGTAAACATTACAACTCCTGTGAATTGTGATTTACCTGAGCATACTCATGAAGAGATCGTTAACATTGCAATTCGAATGATGCTAGCTACTATTGAAGGGTTTGATGGTTATCAAGTCCAGTTAAATGAAATCAACAATCAAGAGTAATGAAAAAGGAATTAGAAAAACTCACTAGTAAAGGTATCACAGCCTTAGCTAAAGATTTGAAAATTTCAGGTTATTCATCAATGAAGAAACCTGAGTTGGTAAAACTTATTGCTAAGCGTGATCATGGTGGAAACTTAGACTTATCAAAATATCCTGTTTTGAAAGAGTTTGAGGAAAAAGCTAAAACTTTGCTTGTGAAAAAACCTAAAGCCGGAAGACGCACAGTTATTGTGTCTAATGGAAGAAGGTAAAAAATAAATGTTTAATTAAAAAATCATAATCATGATAGGAAGAGATTATATTGCTGTTGTAGCCGAAGGACATACTCCTTCTGTTACAAACGGTTTAGTTGATATCACACCTAGCTTTGTTGTTCCGGTTTCGGCTTTACAAGGTAATGCTGTGTTTATCGCACCAGCGGTTGGGGTTAACTTCAACTTTCCGATTACGTTTGGAGGTACTTACGCTGTAGGTGACCAAATCGTAGTAACTGTATGCTCAAACGATAGAAGCGCTCAGAAATGGAAAAAAATCTATCGTCATACTGTGCCTTCTGGTGGAACTGCTTTGGCTGATATTGCTGCATATTTTGCAACAAAAATTCAGACAGATGGTTTAGCTGATGCTCCTTACACTGCTGCTTCTGCTGCTGCTGTAACGACTGTTACTGCTAAGAATGATGACAGTAAAGGTATCGAAGGTAGTGGTTCAACTGATTCGTCAGCTGGTACTATTGTTGTAGGCCCTGCTGTTGGAACAATTTCAGAAGGTCAACCTCAAGATTTAATTGATAAGGGTATCGATCCAAATGACATCAATTTGGCGTCATACGATACTGTGAGATTCGATTATTCTCCAGAGGTTCCAATTGGGTCTGTTGATGCAAAAACCAAAAGAGCTCGTGAAGTCTATTGGTATGGTACTCCTGGTGAAGGAAATGCCTTTGCAACTTTAATCAATGGATTATAATTGAGAAATTTTGTAAATTTGAGGGTGTCGTGTTTTGCGACACCCTTTTTTTTTGACATATGGCAACACTAGATCAATGGGCATACAATTTCAGAAACATAGCTAGAGCAGGTGCTGGTAATTCTGATGACGATACTTTAGGTATCAGACAAATTAAGTTTTGGATTCAAGGTTATCGAGCAGTCGGTATTGAGCAAAAAACTAATTACGGAAAAGATATTAACCCTCAATTGGTTTCTGATTTCGGAATTTTAGAGTTGCAAGAAATTGATCAATCTGATACAGTTAATTGTCAGGGTATTGAGTGGGGTTGTAAAATAATGAAGGTTGTTATTCCTAATTTGGTTGACCTTCCAAAAAATAGAGCTCTTCTTTTTATTGGTAAAATTGATAAGCAAACTAATTTCCAAAAAGATGATGCTAACACTCATGAGTTTGTTAGTGAAACAAGGTTTGGTCATTTAATCACACGATACTTTATTGTTGGAACAACAGTTTATATTGGTTTATCCAAGAAGGATGAGGGAATAAAATATGTTAATGCTAGAGGTGTTGTTGAGGATCCTACTCAATTAAAATGGATTGAAGAAAATGAAGAAGGCGAATGTGTTGAGGTTTGCTTTGATGATGCTGTTCATCAGTATCCTTTGACAATGAATTTGTTTGAATTCATATCAACAAACATTATGCAAAAAGAATTAGGAATGACTTTACAAACTGTTGAAAGTTTACTTAATAACGCTAGAAATGAGATACAAACTTCAGAACCGCAAGGGTGAATACACAATGTCTGGAGTTTACAATGAAGTTGTTGATGAACTAAGATCAGATGTTAAAAACTTAAAGAACAAAGAACATGTTAATATCGCTTCTTTCACTAGGGTAATAAATTTGTATTTTAAGTATTGGATGGAGGAAATTATAAATAAGGGTTCAATAATGTCCTTACATAATAAGATGGGGCATCTTTTCGTAATCTCTACGCTATGTATTCGTTATCATCCTACTAAGACTTACTTTGTTGTAGAAAATGGCGTTAGAGTACGTAAAACAGAAAAGGTAGAATTAAGAGATGGTAAGTTCCCATTTATGTTTTGGGATTGTGGTAAGAAGTGGAGAATGTTCAAATTCGTGCCATCCAAGAAATGGAAGAAATTAATATACCATAACTTTTTTGTTCTTAAGAAAGATTATTCAGAAATGAATTTAGATAATTACGGGAGGACCGGTTCACCAAGTTATGTTCAAAATATAAAGTAATGGGAGATGTAAAAAATAAAGTATCAATTAGAAGGATAATTGGTAATGTTGTTGACAAACTTCAATTAGAAGATGTTTCTAGTAGGATTAGTTCTATGGCTAATTGGGCTGTTGATGCTCAATTAAAAATAGGAAGTAAGAGCTCCTATGAAAAATTTGAATGTGAGATAGATGTAAAAAACTATAGAGCTTGTTTGCCAGCTGGATATGTTCATCTTATTGCTTTGAAGAAAGATAATGATCATCTTGAAGTTACATTTAAAGATTTTACTCATTTCCATAAAGGTTCAGCTCCGGCTAAAATTGATGATCCAAATGATTTCAATAATGGAAACAAAGTTAGACAAGCTCATCCTGGAGTTCCTAATGCTCATCAAATAGATTTATCTGGTATTTTTAGTGATGGTGATGTAATTAACGTTACAGTATCAAATGATAACTGTGGGAATGTTTCTACAAATATCTATAACTATACTGTGATGCCGGGGGATAATTTAAACAGTATTGTTGCTGCTTTTGTTCAACAAATAAATACTGTTAATCCACCATATACTGCTGTTCCAGATTCTACTTGGTTCCAGATAATTGGAGATACACCTTTGATCAACATGAATGTGGTTGTTTCAACTACAAGTTTGACTGGAAATATCACTACTAGAGTTATTCAAAGAAGAATACTACCTGTTGAAGAAGCTACTTCTGATCCAGAAAATTGTAAAGTTAATATCAAAAGTACTAGTTCAAATTTAGCGAACAAAGCCACTCATCATTTGAATGATGGTATGAATTCTGATTCTCCAATTCTTGAAGGAGTTACTGGGAATGGTTTTGGACATGGTAGTTATACTACATCTAAATATTCAATTAGCAATGGTTATATTCACTTTAGTGGCCTTAAAGAGGGTAAAGTGGGTATAAGCTATATGGGAATACAATTAGACGAAGAGGGGTGGCCTATGATTGATGAGGTTCATGAAGATGCAGTAACTCATTATTTAATGTGGCAATCTCAATGGGCTAATTTTACAAGAGGAAAGATATCAGGCCAAGCTTTTCAAAAGTTAGAAGATAGATGGTATTGGCTTTGTGGCCAAGCTAGAGGTGATGATGAATTGCCTAATGAAGATGAGTTGCAATACCTTGCTAATGCCTGGAACCAATTAATACCATTACCAAATAAAAACTTTTTCTAATGGCTAAACAAAGAGCTTCAAATACTTTTTCTGGTGGATTAAATCTTGATTTTGATTTAATGGCAATAGGGAAAGATTCTTATATTCTTAGTGAAAACGGAAGGGTTATATATAATGATCAAGCTTCAATTAGTTGGGTTAATTCAAAAGGTAATTCAGTAGCTATCACTTTAAACCCTGAAGCTGCTGGTGATTATAGACCTTTAGGATATACAATAATTAACAACTTGTTAATTCTTTATTTGGTTAGAGAAGATGAAGCTGTTGGTGAAATTGCTTTAATAACATTTGATGAGTTTGGTGTTCAGAACTCATATAAAACATTAATGAGTGATGATTCTTTTTCTGACAAGTTTACTTTCCTTATCAAAAATCAAATTGAAGCTAAGGGTGTTTATGAAAATCCTAGTTGTCATAGGCTCTACTGGGTTGATGGTGTTGAAGATGATAGTAACCCCCCTCGTGCTTTTACCTTTAAGTTTGATGGTGGTAATCTTAATTTGGCTAGTAATTACTCTGCGGTCACAAATACACCACACTCGGTAAATGAACAATCAGAATTCCTTATGGGAATAATGAAGTTTAAACAAACTATTGGTGGAAATATTCCAGCTGGTCAATATGTTTATTCTTATCGATTGATTACTCAAGATGGATATGCTACTCCATGGTATCCACCAATGCTTCCTTTGTTTGTTACTCAAGATTCTATAAATCCAACAAATTGGAATGAATATGAAATGGAGGGAACAGAGACTTTCGTTAATAGTGGCAAAGGGAATAGGTTGCAAATAGTTGGTATTGACGATAGATATGTTGAGATTGAAATAGCATATGTGCACTATATAGCTGATGATTCTCCTTTTGAATCTAACATATTTGCTCGGACAACGATTACTGGTACATCAATGGAGTTTGATCATGTGTCTAATTCAGGAACTCCAATAGACCCTTTAGAAATCCCTGCTCAACGTGTGTCCTTTGAAGGTGCTAAAACAATCGACATTAAAGATGACGTTTTATACAAAGGGAATGTTAATGAAAGGTTTTTTCGATTAACAGAAGATGAGCAGGAAGATCTATTGGTGAATTTAACTATTGAACCTAGTTTTAGATTAATGCGATCGGATGAAAGAAGATTGATTACTCTAAATCCACCACCTGCAGATATACAACCTACAGCTGGTTTTGATCCGATTACACATCAAGTGCCAAAGACTGGTATTTCTACGAAGAGATTAAATCAATCTCATACTGAAGATTACACAGTCAATAATGATTATATAAATTATAAAGGAACCCAAGTCTCACATCAATACCAAGGATTTTGGAGAGGTGAAACATATAGGTTTGGAATTGTCTTTTTTGATATAGCTGGTAATCCAAGCTTTACTTATCACCTTGCTGATGTTGCTGTTCAAAATCAACATGAAGAAGAAATTAGTTGGACAAGATTAAAGTCTGATGGAACAACAGACATTGGTTCTTATAATTATGGAGACTACTTTAGAACTACTGAAAACGGAACTGAAGTAGGTGAAGAACCTGTTCTTAATGGTGAAACTGGAGCTAGTGCTTTAGCTCGGTTAAGAATACTTGGTTTCAAATTTAGCGGTATAGATATCACTAATTTAAAATCAAGAATTAGTGGTTTTATGATTGTAAGAGCTGAGCGTGATACTCAGATTCTTGGACAAGGTTTGATAATGCCTTGTGTTAGAGAACAGGGTTATACTACTCCGTTGCCTTCTCCCACACAAAATTGGTTTGGAATAAATACTATCACCCCAATGGTTCCAGGAGATGCTGGGAATACAATTAAATTAGATTGGCCTAAGCAATCAAAAGCTTTTTATCATTTAGAAAAAGATACTGGAGCTCAAGAGTCAGATAGTAGATTTCAAGTAAGACCAAATACTTCTACTTTATATATGCCTGATATTGATTTTGATATTGCTAGACTTCCAGTGCCTCAACAAATAGATAGAGTGAAATTAGTTGGTGTATGTTCTCAATCAGAAATGATTGGTGATGATGAACCTAGATGGAGACAGTACATGCATTATAATAATTATGTTATTCAAAAGCTTGATTGTACTGATAGTGAATATCATTATACAGCTGATGCTCCATATCCTTTACTTGGTGATCAATGTGAAATACAAGATTTAAGACTTGCTGATTATGGTGGAACTCCTGAAGGTAAGATTGAAAACTATGTAGGTTCTTTAGATTTTTACAATTCGTTTGGTATTGAGGCCGGTGTTTCAACTCCAAACCCAGAGCCTCATGCCTTCTTTCAAGCAGGTAATACAGTGGGTAAATCTGATCTTTATGGTCACGGTAAAAATAGAACTATACTTTTATTTCATGGTAATATTGGTACAGCTAGTAGTGCTTTTTGTTATGAAGACAGAAGTGAAAAACAACTTGCTTCATATTTCATATCTAACTATATAAGACCAAACTCTAGTCCTTATGGAGGTGTAACTGCATCTTCAATTGAACAAACAAGATTCATTTCTACTGGACATTTTCAACCGGTAAACAATCCTTCAATTGCAGACCCTGATGTTATAAATGATGTTGAGGTTTTTGGTGGTGATTGTTTTTTAGATTATCATGGTTTTGCTAGAATATATGGTATTCTTTTAGATAATACATTTCAAGATAATGATGCTTATTCTGATTATGGAATGGGTCACTTATTTCCTTTGGAGTCGGATATACACCATCCATTAAGACAAGCTCAAGATGTTGGTGGTAGAAATCCTATGTGGCCTGATATCGGAATACAACCTGCTGCTGCTTTTTTCGGAACAGATGTGATAACTCCTTGGATTCAAAATGGTTTGTTCTTAAGCTGGGATTATAAAAATAAAGACTATGGCCAAACTGTAGTTGCTGATTCTAATGTTGAAGAGTTTAATATTTCTGGAGTTTTATTTTTATCTGCAAACTTGAGAGAATACTTTGGTTTGTTTTCTCAATTTAAAGATCTAAATAAATTCCCTATTCGTTGGAGATATTCTGATGTTAAAATTTATGGTGAAAATATTGATAGATTCAGAATATTCTTAGCGAATGATTTTACTGACCTTAAAGGTGTGTATGGGCCTATTACTAGTTCTGAGTACATCTTTAATCAAATTTACTCTTTCCAGTTTGGAGCTTTTGGTAGACTAAGAGCATTTGATAGAGGTGCTTTAGTTGATCAAAATCTTGGAAATCTTTATACAGGTGTTGGTTCAAAATTAGATGGGGTTGATTATATCTCTGTTGTAAATGGTAATCAGCATCAATGGTCTTTAATAAATTCAGGAAAAGCTCTTTATTGGGTTGATGTGTTTAAGAAAGATATCATGAGGTTTGCGCAAGATGGTTCTAACTCAATTTCAGATGATCGAAATATTAATTCATATGTGAATTTATATGCTCCAAGTCTTGATTTAGAAGACAATCCTTTAGGTGGCAAAGGAATAATCTCTGTTTTCGATTTTGAAAATGAAGAGGCTATGTTCCATTTTGTAAACACACCTGATGGAGAAATAAGACCTTTTGCTAATACAATACTTTATAATGAGATAACAGATAAGTTCGTTGATACTCCTTCTTTGTTTAGTCTTACTTACGCTTTACCGTTTAAGAACTTTGTTTATCAATTTAATGCTCAAAGTAATAATCAATTATGGCTTCATGATTCAGGTCCAAGAGGAAGTTACTTTGGAAATGTATTTGATTCTAAGGTTACAGTTGTTGTGAATGATATTCCTTCACTTGCAAAAGTTTTCGGAACCATTCGAATGAATATTAATGAGAATGCTGAGACAATGATTAAAGAAATTGTAATGGAAACTCAGGATCAAAACTTTATTATTGATATGACTTCTGATACACGTTGGAAGTATTTAGAACAAATACTGAGAGCGCCTTTAAGAACTGTTGATCAACTTAATCGTATGCGAGGTAAATACATAAAGCTTACCTTTGTATTTGACAATAGTATTGATGAAAGAATAATTTTCACTAATTTGTTAACGTATTTCAGACCTTCAAATAGAATGTAATGGCAGTATTTAATCAAAGAGCAGAATTATCAAGACAAAAAAGACACGTTCCTGTAAAATGGGATAATGATCCAATGTTAAAGGTTCTTGGGTTTAAAGAAACTGGTGAAAGAAATTTATGGGGAAAAATGTTTATGGGGGTAGCTCCTGGAATAAATACTGCTTCTCATGCTATTGCAAAATCAAGAGCTTCTGGAGACACTAAAGAAGCTTTAAATCAAACTTTTGATGAAGCTGTTTCACAAGATTTGGCTGGTGCTGCATTCGGCGTAAGCCTTGCTAAAACAATTGGAAGCGGAGGAATGAGTGGTATGGGCGGTGGAATGAAGGACTTATTTGGTGGTGGAAACAAGATGATGGATGCTGCAGGCGCTGAAGGTTTTGGAGAAGGAGCTATGGAGATTGCTCAAGAAGCAACTCAAAAAACAGGACCTATTGATCAGAAAGGAATATTTGGCGGAAAATTTAAAGGAATGTTTGGAGGTGATTCTAAAAATCCATTAGCGAATAGTATTTCAAAGATTACTGAAACTGTTGCTAATGATAATTTAAAGAATCCTTTTATTGAAGGTTCTCCGGAATATGATTCTTTTGAGAATGATCAAATGTCTCAACAAAATAAAAATAATGTAAATGCTCTAGGTGGCGGTATGAAAGATTTGATGGGTAGTATCGCAGGGGGTAATTTAATAGAAACAGGTGTTAATTTCGGAACATCACTGATTAATAGTGGTGCTTCTAAAAGAGATGCTAGAGAAGATTTACAAAGAGGTAATTTCGCATTTAACCCATCATTTAACTATTTATAAGATATGGCAAAAGAAGGAAACGTTTTACCTGGTGGTGTTCAAGCAGATAGCTATGGTGGTTTGTATGATAAATTAGAAGAAGCTGAAAACTATACGCCTATACGATCAAACTCAAAACCTAAAAAGAAGGTTTGGAAAAAAGGTGTTATGGCTCCTAGTAGGTTTTCTCAGTTTTTTAAGGACTTTAAAAGGGGTGTTAAAAAACCTACCTCAACTGGAGGTGGTGGAGGCCAACCTATACAAACAACTGCCAATACAGGTCTTGCTTCTCAAACACAACAAGTAGATGAACAAGGTGATCCAATTCTTTATGGTGATGCTAATCTTGATGCTTATCAAAGAACTTATGATAAGTTAAGATTGATGGATCCTTCTGAAGAATTTCAGTATGATAAATCTTACGCTCCAGATAAAGAAGGTTTTAGAGATGTTCCTGGTTATCTTATGGATGCTGGTAAAGCAACGTTAGCTGCTTTTGGAGCTACTGAAAAGCTTTCTAAGTATAATCCTTCATCTGACTTCAAAACAATGATTAGTGAGTCAAGAGATAGAAGAAATTTAGGTTTGACTCAAGAAGCTCGTTCTTCTATGGCTAATAGAATGGAGAGAGTTTATAATTACGATCAAAAGAATATTAGAAATTTATCTGGTGGTTCTGGTGCTACTGCTCTAGCAAATATGGGCGGTGCTAGTCAAAGATTTTATGATTCTCAGAATCAATTAAATGCTTTAGATGAATCTCTTAAAATGCAAAACAGAGGTCAGTATTACAATGCTGCATTAGCTGGTGAGCAAGTTAATAGACAGATGTTTGATGATGAGCGTCAAATTGAATTAATGAATAAACAAGCTGCAGGATCTTTACTTGCTGATTCAATGGATAACATCAAGCATAGAAAAGAATATGAGGATACTTACTTGAATCCTGAAAGTCCTTATTATCAGTATAAGAAAGAAATGGTTCTTGACACAAGATTAAATAGAGCCTTAAAAGAAGAAGCTCATAAGGTTCGTAAAACTGAGGCTGATAAGTTTTTACTTGGCGTTCAGAATGAAATGCAAGAAAAAATTGAAGGTATCAATACTGCTAAAAAAGGTGTTATTAATGATTTTAATCAAGAGGCTATCAAAAATGGTTTTTCACCAGAAGTTAACAATGCAGAAGATTTTAAGAACTATAATGGTAATCCAATTTTGGATATCACAGCTAATTCAGCGGATGCTCCCGTTATTCCTGGTTTAGCATCTCCTGTTCAAAGTCAAATGTCTAAGAATGAATTCGGAATGACTGAGACTCAGATGAATGACATGAGCGATAAAGATTTAGCTGATAAAGGAATTGATAGACAAACTCATACTGTCATCATGAAAGATGCTAATGGAAATGAGCTACCACCAGTAAGTTACAATACTTATGGGTTAGCTCAACCAATGGGTGATGCTCAACCAAAATCAATGAATGATCAAGAATTCTTAGATTTGGAAGATGGTGTGAACATGGCTTATGCTGAAGAAGAGAAAAATCTTTTAGATACTTGGTTTATAAAGGATGAGAAAAAATACAACAAGCTTAAGAAAGAGCTTGACGAAAGAAAGAAAGCTGAATTAAAAGCTAAGCAAGACCAATACTTAAAATAATACTTTATGACTGATTTCGCTTTATATCAAGGTTTACAAAGAAAGTCGAACATCTTTGAAACTAAAGCTGCCAATAGACAAATGGAGCTTCAGATTACTAGTGCAATAGAGCAACGTTCTCAACAAAAGCTTCAGGAAGAATCTGAGATTGATGCCAAGATGCAAGAATTCTATTCAGCTGTTAATGAAATAGATATTCTTCAGCAAGATCAGGAAAGAGTAGGTGCTGCAGAAAAAAGATATAGAGCTGATGTTGTTGATTTGGTGAAAAAGTATAATGGTAATTTATCTCACTTTATGCATGGTGGGGGTTCCGGAGCACTTGAAAGATACAAGAATAACGTCATGGAGTCTGAAGAAGTAAAGACTGCTATTGGTAATAAAATGAACTATGCTCAATGGGCCCATGCTCAAGCCAATGGTTTATTCGTTAAAGATGTTGGTGTAGATTTACCTGTAATGGATGAAGAGGGTAATGTAACTAAGGAGAGAAGAAAAGTTTCAATGGATGAAGCTTATAGTCTTTTTGAAAAAGGTCACATTAAACAATTGCCATATGATGGTTCTGAAAAAGATATTGATGTTGGTCCTGATATGTTTCAAAAAATATTTAAGGATCCAAGAAATCCATATTCTCAAGATACAAATGTAACTCCGGAAGATGTTTATTTATGGGTAAGAGAAAGAGGTGGTTCTGATGATCAGGCCAAAGCTAAAATGAATAAATATACTCAGTACGTTAACCAAGGTGGAACTGAGTGGAGATATAAGTCTGGTGATATGATGAAGTATAAACTTCAACAGCAACAGTTATCTAACATGAGACAAAAAAGTAAGATGAACAAACAAGCTATGTCTCAAAATCTTACTTCTTCTGCAGTATTAGATTTTCAATCAAGAATTAGAAACGCTGCTCCTGGTCAAGATGTTAAATTACTTCCTGAAGAAGAAAAGTTTTTTGCTCAGCAATTTGGTTTTGTTTTTGATCAAGAATCTGGAAGATATAATACTACTAGAAATTTACCTGCTTTTGATAGGTCTGGTTTAGATAATCCTAATCCAAAGCAATATGATTTAAGAGATTTTACTTCTTTTTATCCTCAAGGATATCATATTGGACCTAAAGGTGAGGTTATGCTTAAAATGAAAGCTAGAACCGACCCTGAAATGGATACAGATAAGATGCCATTATATGAAGCTGCTCTTGGATTAGAGCAAGTTAATGATGGTGCTCATTTAAATAACTGGGAAAAAGTAGAAGATAATTGGAGTTTCTTGGGTGGTAATTCAGTTTATGAAGGAGATGTTTATGTTCCTATAACTGATTATTATCAAAGTGAATATCCACAAACTTATTTGAATGATCAAATTAATGTAAGACAAAATGCGTACATGACTCCTGCATCTGCTATGCGTGTGAATGATGATCGTACTAGATATTATAGTAACTTACTAAATAATACGACTGGTGCAATTATGTCAACGACTGGTGCCAATAGAGATGGTGCTTTAGAAATGGGGTATAATTGGGCTATGCAAAACGAAAGTGGTGGCGGCCAATTAAATCCTTTTGCAGGTGGCGCCCAACAAACGTTTTCAAACCAACAAGAATAATTATGCCTGGAACTCCAGATGCTAACAAGCAAAGAGAAGCCTTACAAGCAATGGCTGCTCAAGAAGGAATTACCCCTGAAGATGTAAGAAGAGCCGGATGGCATTTACATGATACTGTAGATCCTTACGGACCGAATCCATGGTCAGCTCAAGAAGATGTTGAATGGAATGAATTTGAACAGAGTGCCACTGTAGATTTTCTTAGTGGTGTTTATAATGAATTGGTTCTAGGTCTTGGAGAAGGTTATGTTAATTTAATGCCAACTATAGCTTTAGCTACTGGTCCAGATGAAGATGGATTAGTTAGTAACTTATCTCAGGATTGGATAGAAAATACAAGTGCTTGGTTTAATAAGCAAAGAACATTGTATTCAGATAGCGCTTACGAGCCGGCTGAACATTTTTCAGATTATTTTAGTTCTGGTAAAGTAGCTAGTACTTTAGGAGAAGGTGTTGGATTTGTATTAGGAATTGCTGGTGGAGGTGGTTTAAATAAAGTCGGTAAAGTTGTAAATGCCTCTAATAAAGCTAAGAGTTTTGCTACTGGTACATTAATGATGTATTCAGATCTATATGATGAAAGTATCAATGCCGGTTTTGAAGCTAAAGATGCTGCAAGAATTGCATTGGGAACAGCTGGTGTTGTTTCAATGACTGAAGGTAAAGCTTTAGAGTGGATAGGTAAAGGTGCTACTTCGTGGATTCCAAAAGAAGTTGCTACAAAAGCCTTATCAAATACATTTAAAGAATCAGCTCAATTAGGTGTAAAAGATTTTTGGAAAACTCAAAAGTTATTCTCTAAAAATCTTATGGCTGAAATAGGGTTTAAAGGTGGGGCTAAGTCTGCTAGAAATGCTTTAGGAAATGCTTTGAAAGCTGGTGGTAGAGGTGCTGGTATTGAGTTCGGTCAAGAATTCTTTCAAACATATATTGAAGATGGTTTAAAAGAAGCTTATGACACTTTCATAACTAAATCTGACCATTTCACAAAAGAAATGTTGACGTGGGATCAATTTGAAGAAGCTACTTATGGTGGTATAATTGGAGCTATGATTGGTGGTGGTATGGGTGCCGGTGCTAAAATTAATAACAACATTGATACTGCTCTAGGTTTTATTGATAAGAAGGTAAAATCAAATGATTTCAAAGGGTTGAACAAAATGTATGATCAAGTTGATGCTCAGCTTCAAAAGGGTACGATTACTGAAGAAGAGCATTCTAACGTAAGAGGTAAGCTTGAGGATTTACAAAAGTTTTCTGAGCAAACTAAGAGATTGAACATTACTGACAATAAGGCAAACCATCAATTGTATGAAGCTTTAAGAGCTAAAGAAGAGGTTACTGGAATTGTTGAACAAGAATTATCACCAGATGATGTAGATCCTTTAATTGCAAAATACTACAACGAGAATAAAGCAAAGTCTGAAAAAATTACTGAGAAGCTAGATGAAGAAATTGATTACATGCTTAAAGAAAAGAAGCCTGTAACTAAGAGTAAAGCTAGGTTTGAGAAGATGATGAATAAGGCTAAAGGTCTTTATAAAAAAGTAATCAACAATGATATTTCAGATGAAAAGTTTGAAAAGGAATTAGATGATTTCGGAATAAAATCTAAAGAAAATGTACAGCAAAAGTCACAAGACGCCACCAAAATTAAAGAGGCCGGCGAAATCAAGCAAGACAATAAATCAGTTTCCCCAATACAGAAAGAACAGAAAGTCCAGGAGAAAGAAAAAATAAAGCTTTCTGATTCTCAAATAAAATCTATTGAGGATAGCAATGATGTTAAAATCAAAGAAGATCCAAAAACTGGTGAATACAAAATTGAAGGCACTAAGGTTAATCAAGAAAAAGCACAAGCTAAAATTGATTCTATAGTTTCTAAGGAGCCTAGTGTTGCTAAACCAAAAGATTCTAAAGAAGGTGAGGTAAAAACTTCTCTTAAAGTAGCTGAGACTACTACTGAAGATGCTACTTCTGTAAAAGAAGGATCTAAGCCTATTAAAAAGATTCCTGAAATTAAAAAGCCACTTGATATAAAACCTGTTGCTAAAATAGCTACAACTCCTGAAGGAAAAGTTGAGGGGATATCTCAAGATAAAACGGTTACTTATCAAGGTAAAAAATATTCAGTTTCTCCTGAAGGAACAATTAGGAATGAGAATTCTGGAAACATTGTAAGTAAAGAAACTGTTCTTGGTAAACAGATACTACAACAAGCCGGGGCTATTAAAGAAGCTTCTCCAGAAATTAAAGAGAAGAGGTCTTCTATTGAAAAAGAATTTACCGAAAGAAAGAATAAATCAAAAGCTCCTAAGACTTTAGATTTTGGTAAAAGTAATTTGGGTAGTATAAATGATCAATTAAATCTTGATGCTAATGATGACTTAGATGTTAATCATCAGTTGAGTGGTTTTAGTAGAATCAAGTATGATTCTCAAATAGCAAGTAATCCTGAGTTATTTAATAAAATTCAGAAGCACTTTAAAAATATTTTTCCATCAATATCAGTTACTCAATCAGATAAGATGATTGATAAGTATGGGAACCAGGTATTAGGTCAAATAGTAAACAATGCGATCACCCTTAATAGAGATGCTGCAATGCAATCTACTCAGGTTCATGAGTTCGCTGAGGTTTATGTTGACTTAATGAAAGATTTAAATGCATCATTAATTAAAAGAGGTTTACAGTTCATTGAAGGAACTAAATATCATGAAGAAGCAAAAATATTGTATAAAGACTATTCTAAAGATGTACAGCTCAATGAGGCTTTGGTACAAGCAGTAACTGAAAAAACTTATTCAAAGTTACTTGAGAAGTTAGAAGGTGGTCCAGTTAAAAAGTTTGTTGCATGGGCAAAGCATTTTTGGAATAAAATTAAGGATAGAATTTCTAAAGATAAATCTAGAGATATCGTAGACTTAATGGCTAGTGATTTATCTATCAGAAACAATCCTTTGTCGGATAAAATTCCAAAGATATCGTTAAGGTATCAACTTGGCAATAGAATGAAGCTTACCGATAAGGGTATGCCTTTTACAGCCAACATAACCAATACTGTTATTCTCTTAGAAAAATTCAATTCAATTAAGAATGAAGAAGCTCCAAATGCATATCGAGCTACAGAGATGGGTATTAAAGCTTTGTATAGCAGGTATGTATCTGAATTAAATGGAACATCAAAAGGTGAAAGGATATTTAATGGTAAAGAGTATGGGCCTTCTTTGGCTGACATAAGAGAAAAAAGTGAGGCTGAAAATTTAAATTCATTCTTTCTTTCTTTCCAAAATTCGTTCCCAAATCGTTGGGAGTACATGATGAATTCAATTGATAGTTCTTTTGCTGATTCAGTTCCTGAAGTTATTGATCATTCAAAAATTGAAATCAAACCTCAAGCTGGTGTATCGGCCAACACTAGAACTATTATTAATTCAATACTTGATTATGAAACAGGTTCTCCAGTTTCTAAAGAAAATGTTTTGAGAACTATTCTTTCAATCAATAATAAGGCTAGTGGTTCTGCTCAGTTCATGAGAGAATTAGATTTGAGATCTGCTAAAGGTGATTTAGTATCTGAAAGACTATCATTCATTTTAAAGACTTTGAATAACAAATACTCTAATCCAATCATAAGAGATTTGTCTTCATTAGAGCAAGTTAAATACACTAGTACTGTTATCATGAAAGATGCTAATGGTGATACCGTATTTAGAAAGCGTATCGTTAATCAAGATTATAATCAAGAGGAATCAATCAATAAGTATTCAAATGATTTACTTAGAGCTTCTAAAAGTGGCAAACTTGATTCTCATGTAAAGATTATTAATTCATCTCAATCAGAAGAAAGTAAGATCTCTTCTATTTCAAACGCTATTCAAGATGTGTTTGAGCTATCTAATTTTGATTATCAGGCATTTTCTAAGATAACTGGATATAAGTTCCCTTTCTTAAGGAAAATGATTTCTCAGGCTTCTAATGAGCTTGATTCTAAATCAACTCAAAAAGATGTCATTAAAGATTACAAGAATTTCTTAAGATTAATATCAGTAGCTGAATCTGATTTAGATGTTCTTCAACCAAACTTTATTAACACAATGGGAAATAGGGTTACTTCAATTAGATTGGAAAGTAACTTCTCATTGGTTCGTAAAGATTTAAATAATCCTGATTATGTTCAACGACTTTCAAAAACTAATGTTTATGCTAACAATCCTGTTGTTAAGTCACTTCGACAAGGAATGAATATGGAGATGAGTATTCATGATGCAATGTCTAATGTATTAAATAACAATACAAATGATTACTCTAAACAATCAACAATTGACAATAAGGTAAATAGCCTTTTAAGATTCTCACTAGCTGAAGCAATTAACTCTAAACATTACGATCAATGGATTGGTGTTACAGCTGATAGAGGTTATCAAACATTTTTTACGTCACCAAAACATTCTATGGTTGGTGTTGATGGGAAATTAAATGATTCCGGAAAGAAGGTTCTTAATGATTTGTATAATCGTGACAAAGCTGTTATTGAGTCTATCAAAGATCAATGGAGTGGATTAGATGAAAGCTCTTTAAATAAGTTTGTTGATGCTTTAAATAACATGACGATAAATGATGTTTCTATTAAAAATGGAAACGTTGTTGTTTCTGAGAATAAGAACCCTGATGTTAATGGAAAATATCAAGAAGATATCAATCAATTAGTAAAAGAAGTTTCTTCTTTAGGGTTAACCGAAACGCTTGTTAAGCAAACTAAGAAGCCTATTGAAATGTTAGCTTCTCAATATTTTTGGAATGATTATGTCAATAGAAAATCTCTTGAAGATTTATATACTGGTCCTTTAGAAAGACACATAATTAAGACGAAG